TTGGCACCTTCCCAGTCCTGCTCGTCAATCTTACGCCGCAGGGTGCTGCCGCGATACCGGGCCACGCCAAGATTGTAAGCAAAGTCGGCCATAGCACCAAGGGCTTTGGGGTAAGCAATCAAGCTCGGCGAAGCCTTCAAAACCCCCGCCAGATAGTTTGTTTGTAGCTCAGACAACAACCACTCGTCCGCGATCTCCTTGGTGATCTCGGGGTGCTCCATCGTCACCTTGGTGCCGTCAGGCTTGAAAACGGTTCCATAGCCAATCGTGGGGTAGCCCGCTGGGCAGATGTATGGCTTCAGCCGTAGCCCTTCGAAGGGCCGACACAGAGTAGCGGCAATATTTACAGCCTCACTTGCTGGACCGCTCATACACCCGTCCGACAAACCAGAAGCTGATAATCATATTGAAGACGGCGAGATCGTCTGCGCCCCACATCGTGATCAGCACTTCTTTCCAGTTGCCGTTTTGGTCCATGGCAATCAGGAAGGCAGCAATCTTCACAGAGGCATACAGAGCCAGGAAGGAGTAAGTGACCATCGGACGCACCAGCGCTGAGATCGCAGAGACAACCCACCCGGCATTCTTGGCGGTCTCGGACTGCTCCTTGAACGCCTGGGCCATCGTGTCCATTTCGGCCATTGTCATCTGCGCTTCGACCTGCCGCATGGCGATCTCACCACGAATCTTGGCAAACTCCATCTCGGCTTCAACCATGCGCAGCTCATGCGCCCGTTCATTTTTCTTGTCAAAGAGTTTGAATACCTCTGGCGCGAGGCGCAGGATACCGCCGAACAAACCACCGATTAGCGACTCAAACATCACTTAGCTCCTTTGATACGTTCGCACTCTTCAAGCAGCCTGACCTTAACCTGAAGTTCGTTGATGTGCGTCATCAGTTGCTCTTTGAGAATGGCACGCTTCTCAGCAGACAAGGGGCTGTCTGTGGGCACGCCAGTGGATGTGATAAGCGCAGGCATGGAGCCTTCGATCTTGGTCAGACGCTCAGAAAAAGAGTTAACTTGCCCGAGCAGCCACGCCAAAGATGCAACCACAATCGGTATAACTGCTTTTAGGACGTCTGCCCAGTTCATGGTTTAATCTGCTCCCAATGTCGCTGCCATAGTAAACAGCGCGTCCAAAGCAGGGGCGTCCAACCCTAGCGCAGAAGCTAATTTAGTCACTAGAGCGTTATCACGCTTGATCTCAGTGGCGTATTCCCACTCAATCTGCGCCTGCTCCTTTTCAGGACTAGGCAGCGCCAAGATAGCTGCATCCACATCGGCCAGTTTGCCAGCCTGTAACAACGCAAGGCGGGCTTGGCGCATGGTCACTGCGTTGGGTACTGGCACGGGCTCGGGGGCCGGTGGGGGCGGCTCGACCCATTTTGGCGATAGCGTCCACGCCCCGTCGTAGGTGTATTTGCCACCTCTCCAATCATTCGGCACCGCTACGTTCTCGACCACCACGCAGTTGTTCTGCGTGCAATCTGCCACCATCAGTTCGGGGGGATCACCTATGACCGTGACGTCTTCCCCAACTATTACCGGGCAAGCGTCATCCACCAAATAGAGCGACACCTTAGTTTCTCGCCGCAATATGGTTTTCATTTGATTATCCTTTCAACAGAAGCGTATTAGCCGACACGCCGATTCCAGCGAACGTCCCCAACGTTAGGGACGACACGGGCACCAAGCCACCCACCGACTGAACAGCATACGCGGTGCCCGGCACAGCCCCTGACACCGTGGTAGTCATCCCTAGCACGTTGATTGTTACCGATGCCCCGCTTGCAACCGACGCGGACGCAATGCCGACGTAATTTGTCAGCGTCAGGTTTGTCGTCCCATTGGCAAAGTCAATGGGAGTTGATGCAGCAGCACCTACACCGTACAGAAGAAACGAACGATTTGTCGATGCGTTGTAAACGCTAATCCATCGCGAAGCATTCGCAGCGGCGACAGTTGTGGGTGTCCCTTCAGTAAACGCGGCTCCGGTGTTTAATATTGGGAGAATTAAGCAATTTGACCCAGTAGCCGAATACACGCAGTTGATGATGTTTTGCGATGTGTTGTAAGTCAGCCCTTGATGTAGCGCCGCTTGTGCCGTTGCAAAAGCGGTTGTCGCTGCGATGAACGTAACCGTTGTTGCGCCCGTCACAGTGAAGGAACACACACCGCCGGTTGAGCTTTGCCCATTGAACGTGCCAAGAAATTGATCGCGCTGCGGGTCATATATCGCATTCGATGCGGACAGCATCCGAAACCCCCACGCGAACGGGTTGGTTTGAATTGCAGTTCCAAATGTAATTGTCGTGCCTGAAACCGTCGCGGCTACAGCGTTGATGCCGGTATAGCTGGCATCACCAAAAAACACCGCGAATTTTCCGTTGCTCGGATGGGCGCACCCACTGGTGGCGTCGGTTTCAATGTTGCCACCAGACACACCCGAAACGGATGCAATCGCCCCAAACGCCACCGAGGTGCCTGTAATGGTCGCCACCACCGCTGACACAGCGGTCGGTGTCGTGCTTCGATTCCAAACACAGATGCATTTGCCAATTCCCGCGTTGTAGAACACGGGGTTTTTGTTCAAACCCCGCGCCACGCTTTCAACGGTTGCAGGTGTACCTAGCGTGATTGTGTTTGTTGTTGGGTTCACCGTGCCGACCACCGCAGCAGGGTATCCAGTAGTGACCTGCGAGTACCAGATCAGAATTTTTCCAGCAGTCGCGTCATACGCGAGCTGAATCAATCCACCCGTGGTGCTCGGAGTGCCCGCAATGGCTACAGGGGTGCCCCACACTGCGCCCGCCGCGCTGAGTTGCAGCACTGCAACCTGTACAGCGCCAGCAGTTGAAAACGCAACGACATAGCGATCATTCGCCGAGTCATACGCCATCCATTGCTCGGTTCCGAGTGCGCTTTGTTGAGTCTGAACAGCACCCAGGGCGATGACGGTTGTTGAAGCGGTAACCCCGGCCTCTACAGCCTGCCCGGATGTGTTGGCAATGACTGGGCGCTGCGCCGTGATAGCACCGCTTGCGGTCATCGTTATTGCTGGCGTAGGCACCGTCGTCCAGGAGGCCGTCGTGCCATCAGTCCCCAAGAACTTGCCGTTATTGCCTGTCTGTGTGGGGTACTTGGCTTGCCAACTTACAATTGATCCATCAGTCTCAAGAATTTTGCCAGCGTTCCCCGTCTGACTTGGGTATGTTGACGCCCAGCTTGTAGTCGTGCCGTTTGTTGTCAGAAAGTTTCCGCTGTTACCCGTCTGACTTGGGTAGACCTCTGCCCAACTTGCATTGGTTCCGTCAGTAGTTACAAACTTACCTGCGTTACCAGTCTGCCCTGGCAATACTGAACTAAACGCCGTCGCCGCGACAAACGCCGTGGTAGCTACTTGAGTAGTGCTGGTGCCTGCCGTTGCTGTGGGCGCTGTCGGCGTACCCGTCATAACGGGCGAAGCCAATGTTTTGTTGCTCAGCGTCTCTGAACCTGTGGGCGTTACATAGTCCGTACCCGCAACCGCAGCGGAAAACGCCGAGGTTCCGTTACCTTTTACAAGTCCCGTAAGCGTAGTTGCGCCTGTGCCACCACTGCCAACAGGCAGCGTACCAGACACGTTAGCCGTCAATGAACAGTATGTGGTTGATGATGAACCAGTGCCGCCTGAAGCTATGCCAAGAGGAGTGGACAGCGTAATGGAACCAATCGTCAGAGAACCAACGTAGTTCAGCGCCTCGATCACGTTAGTGCCATCGCAGCGCAGCGCAATCCGAGCGCCATTGGGCACAGAGATTCCCGTACCCGCCGAGGTCTTCACCGTCTGCGCCGCGCCCGTGCTGTTGGTCACGAAGTACAGCTTACTGACCGCAGGGACGATGACGTTATACGAACCGCCTGGAGTTCCCCCCAGAACAAGGAACATGGCTCGTGACTCATCCGCAGCGCCGTTGGCCGTAGACAGCGTGTAATTTGCCGCCACCATCGTGATGCTGGCCGTACCAGCAATCGAGGCATCAACAAGGTTGGTTAAACCGTTGTTGGCCTGCGTGCCCCACGTGCCTGGGAACTCTCCCGTAGCCGGTAGGACCAAGCGCAAACTCGTGGTATATGAAGCCATTTGTTACCTCAAGCGAATCGGATTAGCGCCGTGGTGGCGGAAGCAGCAGGAAGCTGCACCGTGAAATTTGGCCCAGCAGTTTTATCAGCCCCAAAGTCCAGCACCGCAATCGCACGGTTAGCCTTGGTGAAGTTGTAGATCAACGCCCCACGCGCAACAAAACTAGACCCAGGCCAAGCCGGGTTGTCGAACGTCACATACGCCGTGGTGCCAGAAAGGAGCACTTGGACATTGGTCAGGATCTCGCCCCCAGCGCTGTAGCCTGTGCCAGACGTTTCGCCCGTGAGGGTGTAGACAGTGGTGTCCGCATCAAGAGAAGCAGCGCTCGTATAGAGCGCCATCTTCAACGTGTCGGTATCCAGATCATGGATGCCCAGCCATGACTCCTGTTTGAACGAAGAGCATAGCGTTTGTACCAAAGCCATTTAGACCACCTTCGTTCTGACCTGCCCAGTACGGTATGCGTCTTGACGGTTCTTGCCTTCGCCCAGGTTCTTCAGCAGGGTCAGCGATTGAACGTACTGCTTGTCCGTCTCGGCCACGATGTCAGGCTCCTGCTTCATGAACCGGGCCGCTTCAACCATGACTGCGTTAAACAACACGCTATCAAAATTGTCACCCAGCCATGTGGTCGTTGCCGTGACGATACTTTCCGGGTAGTAGAAGTAGTTCAGTTCAGCCGTCAAAGCAGCGCTGGGCGTGGGGCCAAGCAAGAACGATTGAACCTTTGGCGTACCCGTCTGCGTGCCGTACAGGGCGTAATACTGCGGCGTCCCAGTGACAGCCACACTAGGGAAGGACTCCCGGATGAAATTGACATCCTTGTTCAGCAAGTAACTGAACACGCCCGCAACGGTCACCCCAAATGAAAACGAGGACAAAAAGTCTGTTGGGACTACAAGTAGCGGGTTACCGATGGTCAGCGTCAGCGTGGAATTCTTGCGAAGGTTAGGAAGCTGCACCGAGTTG